CACTGACCCCTTGTCCTCGCAGGTTACCCTGCAGACAAGTGTCACGCTGGCGAAGAAGAAAGGCGACTTTTCCGTCGTTTCGGCTGTCTTCAGGTCCCCTTACGTCGATGCGACGACCGGGGCGGTTCTGTTCTATGACCAGGCACGCGTCGAGTACCGCTATGGTTATGGAAGTCTCCTCGCGAAGCGCAAGAATCTTTTCGCTTTCGTGAAGAACCTCCATGCCAACGCGAGTTTCAAGACGTTGGTTGAAGGCCCGCAGGCATGGTTCGCGTAACACCGAACCCGCACACAGGTCTTTTCCTCTTAACCGTGACCAACGTACTCATCATTCTGGTGAGTGCGGTCTTAGGTCTCGTTTCTATCTTAAACGGAGAAAACGATGAACAGTTCCCTTCCGCGCAGCAGTGCCCTCCACCTCCAGTCAGCGTTCGAACAACGCTTGGCCTGGAGTCTACTCGGCTTGATAGTAAGCAACATCCATCCGGACTCGACGAGAGTCACGGAGGACTTGCTCCCAGAGTGCGCAGTGAAAGTGCACCTTGGAATTCTGGACCGAGTGGAGAGTCTGAGTCAGTATCTGAATGATGCAGGTGCGAAGCATTTAAACTTCAACCAGATCGTTCAGGTAGCTTCTGAGCAGGCAATCGCGTTCGCCTTAGAGATGGGGTTTGACTCCATCCCGACGGAGCGAGGGTCTGTTTCAGATATCCTCAGAGGAGTGACGGCCTCTCTCAACTTCGATGGCGAAGATTCACCCACTTTTCTTGTGGAGATCCCGTTATCGGAGTGCGAAAAGATCAGTAATGGTCTTCGCGCCTTTTTCCTCGGATATGAACTCGAAAGAGTCATCCAAGGATGTGAGGAATGAATAAGAGGCAGTTACGAGAGCAGCAGCGGCGTCAGCTTTATCAGCTGGCGGGTCGTAAGACGTCCGACCGTTCCTTAGCGGTAGCGTCCATGATTGGGTCGTTGTCAAAGACCCCGTATGGACAACGCTACAGGGAAGTTGTCGCTTCAGGTAATTGGCAAGAGATCGTGAGGTACCCGTCACCGAGGCCCCAGGACTATAAACGTCCTGAGGTCTTTGCGATAGACTACCTCCTTAGCGAACTCCTGTCCAAGATGTCGCCCGCTAGCACAGGGGCTGATCCTGAGGTTCTTTGCGAGGTTGCGCTTGCGAAGTTTGCTGACAGCGAAGGTCAATGCCGAGAGACAAACCAGCGGCTCACTCAGGAATTTTCTCGACTCGGCGTTGCCGAGTTCGATCCGATTGTAAAATCGGCTCGAAGAAAGATCGAGAAGTGCCTAGGTGAGTTTAACTGGGATGAAGTCTCAAAGCATTTCAGACACGGTAAACATGCCTCTACGAGGCTGAGCCGTAGAAAGGGCGACCTTTACTATAAGTTCGGGGGTTCACCCGACACCACTGCTATGTGCGAAACTCTTTCGAAGATCGCAATATCTTTGATTAAACCTTGGCAAGTGGATGAGCTCGAAAGAACTTGTCCGCCCTGCGGGGTAGAGCCAGCTTATCGCTGGTCCGATTACAAGGTAAATCTTGTGGTTGGGAATCGCATCACCACCGTCCCGAAGACTGCAAAGACAGATAGAGTAATCGCTATCGAACCCTGTATGAACATGTACGTTCAGAAGGGTATCGGAGCGGTTATCCGTCAACGTCTGCGCCGGAAGGGTCTAGAGCTC